TGAAATTTTATTTTCTAAGGTTTTTAAATTTTTAATAAAATTAGAGCTCTTTACGGTAATAACCGTTGCACATGAATCCGGAGCTAAACACACCTCCGTCCTTACCTTTTCATCGTCTTCTTCGGGAGCAAGGGAAATTTCAGTGTCGACGTCTTCGACCCCTTTTCTTTGTGTTATAAGACCCTCCACATCCGCAGCGGGATTAGTAGTAAACCCTATTCCTAGTGGGTAAATATCTCCCACGACTAATCTATAAACCTTCGTACCGTCATCCATCTGGCCGGGACCTTCGTTGGCTCTCAGGTAGGTAGAAAGTTCCTCCACTTGCGCTGGATCGGTTACAACATCAGCCTCATCGAGATTATCCGAACCTAATGCAATATGGTATTTGTTAAATCCTATTTCCCAGCTGGCGGATATCTTTTTTTCAAACTCCCCGTTATTATTTTCCAGTAAGTCAGCAAACCCCGGACCAACCGTTCTATATATAACAGCCGCACAAGCTATATTAAAAGGGCTGCGCAAATCCTTTACAGCTAAGTCTTCTAAAATTTGATTATTGCCAAACCTACTAAAGGCGCTAGACACAATGTGACCCACGACTTTTTGCTTCTGATGTTCTATGTTTGCAGGCTTATTGACGAAGTAGTCTTTAATCGCCAAGGCCGTAGGAGTATCGATACCGTCATCATTGCGATTGAATTTATTAACTACTGCGGCATTAAAGGCAACGCCCAAGAGATCAATGTTTTTTTCAAAATCAATATCTTTGGGAATAAGAGGGCGCAATTGTTGCAGAGACGCTTCACTAAGCTGCCACTCCCCGCTTTCAATCTTGCTGGTTGCAATAATTTGCTCTTGAAAACGAGTAGTATACTTATAGGGTAAGGAGGACATATTAGCACTAGAAGATTTAGGAGTTGTTTTAAAATACACTTTTTTTTGTAAAGAGGGTAAGATATAATTACGAACTAGCGCTTTGGCAAATTCATTATCACTAGGAAAATGCACTCCTTCTTTTATCCTCGCCAACGCAACACGCTCGGCTATTTCCATTAGACCCTCTCTGTGATCCGGATTGTCTTGGGCCAATAACTCCGCCGCAAGATAAGCTTGAGTAGCATGACCGCTAGGGTAAGAGGGGGTTTTGGCGGTCCCCGAAAGGCCTGATTGTACATCTTTATTATAACTTAAACTAACCCCGTGGTAATCCGCCAGCTGATAAGGCCTTGGCCGGTTGTAGGCCTTCTTTAGCCTAAGTATTAGTGCTTTAGAATCATTAACTAGATCTTTTATTCGTTGCTTATCATAGCGCAACTGGTGCTCCTCGGCGTAAGCGAGTATTACTTTTACGAATTTCTTATCAAGCTTTTCCCTCTCGCTTTCAGGAAACTCAGCATTATCTACTACTTGAGCAATATACTCCAACTCTCCACGAACCTCTAGGGAGCTGTTCAGTGGAGGGCTTGCATAATCTATATCCCCAACATCTAGAGGAATAAGTTTACTGGGAGCCTTAGAGGTCTCTTCCGCTTTCGTCGACAACTCCCCAAACTGGAGGTCATCAATATGCATTTTACTTCTCGCCCCAGTCTTTTGGTAGAGATCCTTCACAGCCCAGCTTTTTAGCTCTCGCCTTAAGCTTGCTCTTGAAGCTTGCAAAACTCATATCGCCCTTATACATACCCCATGTACTGACGGCGGCTTTTACATTTTTGCAAGATACGACTGGAAAGGACCTCCGCGCTGGATCCAAAAAGTCACTATCCTTGAGCTTGCTTCTTTTTTCCCCGCCAAAACGTTCGGCTGCATGATGCCAGTATTCACTGTAGTCTGACCCCTTAGCCTTCTTGTCTTTTTTTTCGTCCTTCTCGTCTTCCTTTTCGTCCTTCTTTAAATCCTTAACTTGCTTCTTGTCATCTTTTACCGCATCTTTTTCATGATCTTCCTTTTCCTTTTTGTCATCGTCCTTGAGCTCTTTCTTGTCCTTATTTAGCCATGGAGGCATCTCGCCCTTTTTAGCCTTCGTCATCGCCTTAGAATCTTTGACTTTATTTTCCTTGTCAAAGCGCTCGTCCTTCTTGAGGTCATGCTCTTCGACCTGTTTCTTTTCTGTCTGTTTGCCCTTCTTGTCTTTCTTGATTCGGGACTGGTCGTCCTTGACGGCATCCTTCTCGTGCTCTTCCTTTTCCTTCTTGTCGTCCTTCTTAAGTTCTTTCTTGTCAATTTGGTCCCATTCCTTTTTAGTTTTTGCGTGCTTTACAAGAGCTTCGCTGTACTCTTCACGGTGGGGGGCAGGAACCTTTTCCCAGTCAACGGTGTTGACGATTTCTACCTCAGTGGTGGAACCGTCAATTTTTACTTTGCTAATTAATGGTTGATTTATAATATTGTCTTTCATAATAAAAAGGGTTAAATGAGTATACACTAAATTATTCTTTTTTATCTTTACTGTTTTTGCTGTGATACAAGAGAGCCGCCGGATAAAATCCTAAATTATGTTCGGCAGCGATCTCTCCAATGGCGGGCAGTGCGGCTAGAGCAGTCATCTTTTCCATGTCCTCTACACATTCCACCGCGCAGGGTTCCCATTCATGTCGCTCCTTGGAGGTGATAATATTTTCGCAGAATTTATCTACCAGCTCTTTTTTCTGCTTTGACATTCTTTTTACTTTATAATGCTTCTTAACCTTCTCCTCTACAAAACTATGTAAAGCTTCTGTGGCGTACACCGTCTCTTGAATCCCTTTTTTACTATAAAGGTCCTCTGCAGTGGCTCCAGCTGGACGTCCCACGTTTTGCGTAGGAGAGCTAATCTTGGGAGGTGTGCCGCCCGGAATAGGCCCTTCTCGCCGGTCTAACACTTGTTCTTCGGCGATCTTTTCCTTCATATTTCTTTCGAGAGGAGCTCCAGGAGACTCCACCTGCGGGACTCCCCCCACTAATGGATTATAGTACCCTTTTTCTCGATCCGCTACAAACCCCTCTTGAGCCTCATCCAAGTCGCCCGCCCGGGGCAAAATCCCGGTTGCCATAGACTCAACACCTTGGGATGGAGTAATGACTCCGAGTTCTATGAGGCGAGTGGTAATGCGCTGAAATTGAACTTCGTCCTTAATATCCTTATCTGTAAACTTGGCTTTGGGAAACTTGCGAAATCCCATGGCCTGGCAGACCATCTTTATCTGGGGTTGGAGGAAATCGCTCAGAAAGGACTCCCTAGCTTCTCGCAGTCTCTCGAAGAATATTTCTGCTTTAATTTGTTTGTTGGAGAACTTTTCTTCTCCTACAATAATATTCTGCAGTCCCTCTCGGATATCATTGTTGACTATCTCGTACTTTGCAGGCCCTAGTACTTTATTCAAATCAGGAATAACGAAATCCGCCTTAGTCGTATAATCGGAGATTAAAACTCTTCCAACGCTTTCATTTTGAAACAAGGACTGCATTGCCTGAAAATTAACAGGATTAATGCCTCCCTTATCTGGCTCGTTCCCCATTGTGATAAGTAAGACTACATTCTCTACAGTCCGGGTTATGGCCTGATCCATTTTTTTTAATTCTATTTTCCAGTTGATATCGTCCAATACGGGAAACCCAAAAGGAATGGCAAATGGTTCGTAGTCTTGCTTCTTATAAAAAGAAAAGATTAATTTTCCGGGATCGAGTAAGATTTGGATGCCGTCTTCGCTCCAGAGATTTTCTTTTATTCTTTTCCTTACTTCAGGAGGCAAGCTTTCGAAAATTTCTTTGTCGTGCTCCGTTTTGGGATCCTTCAGTGACTCAATCTCATATTCACTTAAGATTTTGAAATATCTCCCATAGTAAAAAGTGAGTGCGCGCGTAGCAATGATGTCATAAGGATTCATCATTACGTATTTAATGGGAATAGTCCCCGGCTTTAATCCGAAGGTCCGAAAGTTTTTTGTGTTCCACGGATATCTATCTTCCGCAGCTCCATAAACAGTGGTTATCTTCGCAAAGTCCTTACTGCTGAATTTCCCATCCAGCCGATACATGAAAACATTACCACTACGGTAATACTCTCTAAAATATTGATCTTTTAAGTCCCAGAGCTTAAACTTCTCAAACCACTTGTAGAGAAATTCTCTAGATTTCTCAGAACCTCCCTCTAAATAGATGTCGGAATTTGCGAACTCTGCCATAACGTCGAGAGCGTTTCGGAAAATAGCTATATTAGCATAAGCTTTCTGACATAAGAGGATTGAGTCTTTAACGGTAATATAAGATCCTGTATGTGCCCAGGGGAGCATACCGGCGGAGATATTGGCAAAGCGAGAGGCGTACTCTGACGTGGCCGCTTTATTAAAGCGACTCTCTGTCTTACCCGTCCTCCCAGCAGTCTGATGTCGAGTGTAGGCGCCGGCGACGGCTTCGTAATAAGATTCTCCAGCCGAAGCTACAACTTCATGCAGTTTATGTCCATCGGTGGTAAAAATCTCGCTCAAGTCTTTCTTCTGGGGATCAAACTTATTCCAATAGTCTGCCTTCTTGGTATACTTTCTCTTTGCCATGTCCCCTAATTCTACACCAAAGTCTATTAAAAGTCTATTAAAAGTCTAAGTAAAGTGCAAAGAGACTTTCAGTTATATCATGAAGGGGACAAAAGTGGCGGGCGCCTGCTGGCCTTGTGTTTTTTGCATATCATAATATATTTTAATCATCCAATTTCCCAAAACCAGCGCCGAGTAGCAATCCTTTCTAGCCTTTTCCCTTCCAGTTTGTTTTCGTAACTCAGGAGGAAGATCGAAGGTTTGGGTGCCGTGAGCAGACGAAGTGATTTGAATAAGAGCGCATTGGTTTTTGGTTACGTTTATCATATCCTCCTGGTGCTCAACAAAGTCGATCATTTTGGCCGCATTACTTTCTTTTTCCTGATATGCTTCGTGTACTATAAACTGCAACTTCTCGATAGGTATCTTTTTCCTTGTTTGCTTAGAATAGTTATCTCCGGAAGCCCTCGAGGCGAACCAGATACGCCTGTGATCAAAATTAGATTGGAGGAGTTCGTTGGCCTGCCTGATCCATTGAGAAGTAGGCTTGCGAAGAAGGCAATACCTGCGATCTTCTACGGCGTATTCTTTTTTAAGTTCCCGGAGGTCTTCTTCATAACTTTCAGGCTTACAGAGGTCCGCCTCTATATATTTTATGTTTATGTGAGCACCCTTAAAGAGAGAGCTTTCATTGGCGGCATTGATGAATTGGACCCCGCCATTATAGTCTCCGACAATGCCCACTATATTGAAATTAGTAAGAAGATAATAAAAATAATAAATGTGATCTTTTAGTTTTGCTCCCGGAACTGCATAGGCATGAACCAGGGCTCCTACCTGGGCGTTATCGTTTAGTTTAAAAACCTGCATCGCAAAATCATCAGAGCTTTCACTTTCAGCCCAACTCGGATCGAAGGAGAGTATATATTTATCTTCAGGGGCTCCCTTTACTTCGACGCAAGGCTCGTGTCCTTCACTAATAGTGCATTTAGCCATAGTGGAAATCTTAAAATATCCACTACTGTCATCTGTGAATATAGCTCCGAACTCTCTTCCGAATTGAGATTCGCTCATGCTCGCTTTAGCCTGGTTAATTAGATTCAGGTCGTATAAGTGCTCGGGAGCGCAGTCGTAGCTAAATCTCATGATGGCTCGCCGAGCCGTATCGTCCTTAATGGGAGTCGATCCATCTATGAGACCCTCAAATTGAGCGTAGAGCTTATATAAATATTCGAATTTATAACTCGCGGACGAGAGCATGATGAGTTTATTATTGGGCCACACAAAACGATCCGCCTCCTTCATCTTTCCCGTGGAAATCAAGAGGTCTTCGGCTCGAGAGAGATCTTCTCTTTCGGTAGGATTCTCCACGACTGAAAGGAAGGGGACGATAACCTCATTATAAATTCTTTCTGGCATCAAGAGCATTTCGTCAATAATTATTCTTTGGAATCTAAACCCCCTAAGCTTTTCTCCATCGCCCAGAGGAAGAGCAATAATCCTAGAACGACCAATTTCCATGGTCCATTGGTCGTTAGTTTTAGATGTTTTGGTGATACATTGAGCTAAATACCTCGCGGCAGGTTTACGAGCAATATCTTCAATTTTTTTAAAAATAAGCTTGGACTGCCTGAAAGATTTTGAAAGTATACCAATCTCAACTCCTTGGTTAAGAATTGCATCCATATATGCATAAATGCCTGTAGTAAAAGACTTAGACATACCACGAGACCAAATGCCTAAAAAATAATCTACTTCAAACATAGACTTAATAGCCATATGCTGAAAAGGAAATAATTTAACTCCACTTATTAAATCTACTGCAAAAGTTATATTGTTTCTTAGAAACTTATACAATAATAGCTTTGCTTCCTGGTCTTCGAGGAAACCTTTCTTACCTAGGATAATATCATTGATATCCTCCTTGGAGGGGTAGTCACAGGGTTCCCAGGTCATTATTCTTTCTCATCCCCCGCTTTCCATTTCATGGACCATTTAAAGCTAGGAGTCTCAACCTCTTTTTTCTCTTTCTCACCAAGACAGGAAACAGCGCTCCGTAGATTAGTCTGCAGAGTATCTATTACTACATATAGCTCAGATATGCGCTTGTCCTTTTGGAGGGACTGATCCACTATATATTGATAGTTATGATTCTTCATATTCGCGAGTATCTAAAAAATATTGTAAATCTGTTTTCCATAATTTCTTTCCATAATATAGAAGCTTTGGTATTAGTTCCTCGGATTTCTTTCTGCTCCCCGTAAAAACAAATTGACACCGCCTGGGATAGTCTTGAATGATTCTGCGCATATTATAAAAGATATAAGTTAAGTTTGATTTGTGTGGGCCAAAATGATTATTCTTGTATATTTTCTTTATGTCGCTTTCTATTATTATATATAAATAACTATTAAATTCTCTACATCTTTCAATTTCTTTTTTAAATCTCTCATAGCCTGCTCCCAGCGTTCCCTTGAAGTCGCTCTCGCTTTTTCTATCAACATAAGTATAATCATAGTAATCACCACCAATTGTATAATCCCCGAAATCTAATTTCATTTCGGTAGAGTTTTTAAACTTTAATGGCTTTTGTTCTCTTGTATCTATAAATATGTCTAGACTGCTTATTTCTTCATTCTCTTCCCAGAAGGCTTCTGGTAAGTCTTGGTTATATAAAGCCTCCACTCCATACTGGGCGCATGCCGTAGAATAAGACCCATAGGTTTTCTTATAAAAAGATAGAGGTGGCAACTTCTTAGTCCGCATGTCTAAATGGCACGGGCCAAATTCTAAACCCTTGGATTTTATTCTCTGCTTTAGTTGATGTCCCAAATACTCTTTTACTTCTACTGGGTCAGATGCATTGCACCATTTTATCATTTGCTGATAGGTGGAGAAGTCATTATTAAAATAGTCTTCTTTATTTTTAAAGGGAAGAGGCTCTCCGTTTAATTTATTATACCTAGGGTAAAAAGATGTATAGTACTCCGCTACAGTCAGATTATGTTTCTTGAAGTGCGCATGCAGGGCCCGCTCTGTTTTAAAAGCCTGATTGCATTCCTTGCATTCAAATTCATTTTCCGCCGCCATTGTATTCAATCATTGCACTGTAGGGCGTAGTCGTTTTTATACATCTTTTCTACGAGTCCACGGAAGTTCGTTTTTCTCTTCCATTTAAGTTCCTTTTCTGCTAACCCCGGGTCTCCGCATAATTTATGCACTTCCGCTGGACGGTAGAACGCAGGATTTATTTCGAAAATAAGATGCCCGGACGACGCATGGTAAAACTTTTCGTTTTCCTTCTCTCCTTCACCGTACCACTCAATTCCTGCCGCTTTTAAGGACTCTTCCAGAAAGTCTCGAACCGAATACATCTCCCCACTAGCTAAAACATAATTCTTGGCCCCCTCCTGATTAAGCATTAGCCATACCCCCTCCATGAAATCTTCTGCATCACTCC